AAATTATATATAGATATTTATTTTCTTATTATATATTATAAAATAATGAGGACGAAAGTAATTAGTAAAATTATAGCAAGTAGCGGAGGAAATGTTAATTTCCCATCATCACCTTTAAGATTTGATATAGTATTATCACCGCCAATAGTATTACCACCTGATACATATATGAGTGTTGATAAAGTTAAAATGGATTTATTTAATATTATTTTTGATATTACCCCAGACCAAGGTGCTGTATTAGGAACAGGTAATATCTTTATCGGTATAGAAGGATTAGGAGGAGCATTTTGCGGAATGAGATTAGTAGCACCACCCAGTAGCGACCCTACACAAGGTTCATCTGCTTTTAATTTAAAACATGGAGGTATTATTTTTATGGACGATAATGCTACTGGATTTACTCAATTTAATTTTGATAATGCGAGTATTTTTTCGTTAAATAATAATAAAGAAGTTGTAGTATCTCAATTAACTTTTCAGTTTTATGGAAATCAAGGAAGACCATTAGTGATACAAGATTTTACTAATTTTACAGAAGCAAACCAAACAAAAATACAATTAAGTTTTTTTAAGAAAGATGATTTAGAGGAAGATATTAGGGACTTAATAGCAACTTTAAAATCAAATAACCAACTTGCGGTAGATAATACTAATACAGACCCAGAGAATATAGACAATATAAATAGTAATTAGATAACTCTATATTATAGAGTATTATAGAAATTATAGAAAATAAATATAGAATTATTTTCTATTATTATTATATATAAATGAGTGAAATTAAGACTGATAATGGTAATATGTTGTTAGAAATTAAACCAGTTGAGGAGGTTGTTAATGAACCTGAAACTAATACTAATGATATTGAGGAACATATAAGTAAAGAAATAGAAAAAGAAATAGAACAAGAATTAGAAGCAGAGAAACAAGATGAAATATTTGAGAAGAAAGAAAAACCGAAAAAGAAAAAACGACAATTAAGCGAACGCCAAAAAAAACATTTAGAAAATATGAGAATAAAAAAAGCAGAAAAAGCAAGGAAGAAAAAGGAGGAAAAAATGAAAGCATTTAAAGACAAAGTAGAAGGTAAAACAGAAACCCCTACAAACACTCACAAATCAAATATACCTGTTAAAAATGTATCACATAACCAACCAAAAGTAGCAGAAAACCAAGATGATGATTATTTGTTTAGAAATATGGAAAGAATGGTAGGATTATTTGAGAGAATGAATAAAATAAATAATAATAAACAACAAGCACAACAACCTGTATATCAACAACCACAACGAAAAAGCAAACCAATACCTATACAAAAAAAGCAAGAACCAAAGGTCAATTTATATGGGTTTGATGATTTTTTTTAAATTATTATCTTACCTTATATTATAATGGAGTTTAAAGAAGAACTGATACTTATACCTGATAATCTCTATAAAAAAAAACCAAAACGAAAATCAAAAAGTAAAATCAAAACCTTGTATTATTACAAATATAATGATGAATTAAATAAAAGTGAAAAAGTAAAAGCAAAGTTTAAAGCAACAAGTAAGTATTTTTATAAAGCGGATTTTATGTATAAAGATACAGCATTAAGCGAACAAAATAAAATATTTGATTATTATAGAGTATTAAAACCTGAAATGCCTGATAAAGTTGCTATAAAAAATCTACGAGTAAGAAATAAAAAAAATACAAACCTATACTCTTTTAAACAAGAACATTCTATTAATGAACCAATTATAGTAAAGTTTGATTAATTTTTTTCTCTATATATAATATAATGGAAATCCCAGAGAATATTATAGATAAAGCAAAATATAGAAAAGCAAAAAAAAAAGCAGATGAAACATATAAAAGACCATCTGCCTATAAATCTATGTATATACAAAAAGTATATAAAGAATTAGGTGGAAGATATAAAGGAAAAAAAACTAAAAAAGCATCAACATCAAGATGGTTAGATGAGAAATGGATACAAGTTATACCTTTTCTAAAAGATGGTAAAAAAATAGTATGTGGTGAAGATAATAAAAAATCAAAAGTTTGTCGTCCAAGTAAAAGGGTAGATACGAAAACACCTATAACTATACAAGAATTACAAAAAAAATATGATAAAAAGACCTTATTAACCCTCTCACGAAAAAAAAACAAGGATATGAATGGAAGATTAATGTGGAAATCAGGAAAGTTTATACCATCAAAAAAATAATCTCATTATAATATATATGGATAATTTAGAGATTTTACCAATAAAAGATAATTTCATCAAAAGAAAACCTTTACCAAGACCAGTTAATCCAATACTCCCAGATGCTAAATCTGGTTTTGTTTTACTTTTGATACAGAAAATCAAGCAAGGAAAGACAACAAAAATAGTCAATTTTGTATTAAATCCAGCATTTTATAAAGATGTTTTTGATAATGTATTTTTAATCAGTAATACATTAAAACAGGATAATTCTTATATGCCTATTAGGGAAAAATATGGAGGAACTTGTTATGAAAATTATAGTGATAGTCATATTAATGATATTATAAACTATCATCAATCTTTTAGTCAAGATGACCCAGATAAACCACGAAGTTTAGTTATTCTTGATGATGTTGCTAATGCTGGTTTTAAAAAAAACTCAGCAACAATTAATTATTTATCAACTCGTAGCAGACATTACCTTAATGGAGGAGGTTTAATTATATCCTCACAAGCATTAAACACCATAAATCCAGTAGTTAGAACAAATGCTACTGCTGTAATTTTAGGAAAAACAACTAACAAAAAAGAATTACAAACAATTTACGAACATTACGGACATAATTTTGGTGATGAAGATAAGTTTTTAAAAATGTTAAAATATTCTACCTCTAAACCTTATGGGTTTTTGTATATTAATTTAGATAAAAATACCCCAGAAGCATATAGTAATTTTACAGAACAATTATATCCTGTGGGTAGATTTGCTGATAATATAGAAGATTAAAAAATAATCTTATAGAAAATATATTATTATATAATATAATATAATAATGTATAGTCCAGATATAGGAGATATACAAACGAGTTTAAGAAGAAAAAATATAGAAAAAGCAGAAGATAATTTACAAGACGCACAAGAACAACAAAAACAAGATGAAGATATCATGACCTTAGCACGAGGATTTACTGAAGGTGGGTTAGGTAGTTTAGGTTTAGCAGAAGGAGTAAGAAAAGCAGGAGAAAGTGCTACAAAAGCAGGTAAATTAGTTAAAACAATAGCAGGTGGAATAAGAAAGGGTGTAGGAGCAATTAGAACAGCAAGAAACACCGCAGAAGAAGCGGTGGATACAGCAAAAGATTTAGCATCATCAGCGAGAAGTGCCGTATCATCAGTAGCAGAAACAGCACAAAATACAGCATCATCGGTTAGTGAAAGTGTAAGTGATATTGCTACATCTGGGGGAAATGCTATAAGAGATGCTGTAAATCCAGATGTCGTATCAACTCTCGCAAAAGGTAGTATAAGAATACCACAAGAAACTCAAGATGCTATAAATCAAGCAAATAAAGAAGATATATCAACTAATAGATTAAACAGGATAGTGAATAATAAAGCAGGGGACGAGAAGGGTATGTATAATACAGAAGCACAAGACGAATTAAACAGGAGAGCAAGAACAGGGGACGAAGGACCAGAGGAAACAGCACCAGAAACCACAGCAGAAACCACAGCAGAAAGCACAGCAGAAACCACAGCAGAAGGAGCAGGAGAAGGAACAGCAGAAGCAGTAGGAGAAGGAGCAGGAGAAATTGCTGGTGATGTAGCGGAAGATGTAGCGGAAGGTGTAGGAGAAAATGTAGTATCAACAGCATTAGATAGTGTTGGTGGAGCATTAGAAGGAATTGGGGCAATTGAGGACAGCACAGGGATATTAGCACCGCTGGGCGTTTTTACTCAAATTGCTGGTGCTGTAAGTTTAGTAGGTGGTCTTGCTGGTGGAGCAGTTGGATTTGTAAAAGATTTAGAAAATGCTTTTCATTTAAATCACTCTCAGGACGAAGTTAAAAACTCCCAGAATGCCCCTGTTAATGTAGCAGGTAGATTTGTTTTACCCACATCTAATCACGCAAACTTACAGAACCTTAGATAAAAAGGGTGCGGAAGCGGAAAATAAGTAATTTATATATAGAATACTACTTTTTTTCCGTGTATGCCCCTTTTTAGATTATAGATTTAAAATTAAAATTAATAAAAATAATAATTAAAAATAAAATATTATCTTTATTATATATATAGAAAAATGAGTGATAAGTTTGTAGCAAAGTCAGTAATCGTTTTTGATGAAAAGAGAAGTAATTATACAAAAGGTCAAGAAGTTAGAATTAAAATCCCAGCAACAAGTTGCCCTGTTGTATCTTCTCGTGATACATATTTAAGATTTAAAGTAAAACTTTCACATAGTAGTGCCGATGTTGATGCTCGTATGCCTATGATTTTAAATAGTCAAATTGGAGGAGCAAGTCTAATCAGGACATTATCCATTTATGCGATGAAAGATAATACACTTTTAGAACAAATTGATAATTATGCTTTACTTGCGTATTTACAAGCGTATTATGGTGATAGTGATAATGATAAAGATATTAAAGCATTAACAGAAGGAGCAGTAAGTAATAAGGAAAAATTACGCAATCCTTTTTATGAAACAAAAGTAGATACTGGAAATGGAAACGGACACGAAATTGTAAGTTATAAAGATGTAGAAATATGCTTACCACTTAAACTTTCAGGTTTATTAAGTCCAGATGCTTATAACGCATCTTTACCAGTAGTAGCATTAGGAGGTATAGAAGTTCGTATTTTGTTAGAAAATGATGTCCGTAAAATTATCCAGTTTGCTACTGGTAAAGCAGGGGACGGAGAATATAATGATGGATTACTTTATTGGGAAGAAGGTGTAGATAGTGAAGATTTAAGAACTGGAAATCCAGCAGGACGAAATGGTAATAATACAGCAGTTGCTAATGGTGGTCCTATGACCCCTATTTACTTAAATAATACTCTTGGAGTAGATGCTGGTCTTCATACTAAATCTTATGATTACAATACAGGAGCATTTGATAATGATATGGACCATATGGGAATACCTGCGTTTGGACCACAAGTTCCTGTGAATGATGGTGGATTACAATTTGTAAATGAATATCTACCATATTTCTTTAATCAACGATTACGCATAGGAAATCCTACTAATGCTGGTGCTAATCGTTCCACAGGGCGTATTTCTAATATTGATATACAACCAGGAGCAGGTGGCGATGCTTGTGTAGAACTTACTTGTGCTGGTGGTGGTGCTGAAAATGCTGATGACCCAGCAGGAGCAGGTGTGGGAAGTGCTGTATTAATTAATGTCCCTCAGCAGTCTTATGATTATACTATTAGTGAAGTCCAGATGGTTGTAGGTGTATTACAGACCTCTCCTGAATATGTTAATGCTGTTCTTAATAAATCTAATACAAGTCAAGGTGTATCTATGGATATTAAGAGTTTTAATAATTATAAGGTTAATCAAAATGCTGGTGTTAGTAAATCATCATTATATATCCCTATGAATGAACGACGAGCATATAGTATCCTATGTGTCCCAGAAGATTTAGCAAACCGACCTATCTATGCTGATGGATTACGACCACCAGTAGAAGAACCAGAAAATTACCACTTTATAATTTCTAATCTGCGTGTCCCTAATCGTAATGTTAATTTAGCAAGAATTAAGGAGGAAGACCGAGCAACACAAGTATATGGACGAAATGAACCAGTCCATAGTAAAGAATTGGAAGATGCCCTTAATAATTGTGGAATAGCAGTAGAAAATCTTGATAGAAGTAATTTCTGTTTTGCTATAGGACGAGCATTAAGTAGATATGGACACACTTTTAACGCTCAAGATTTAGCAGGTGAAGTAAGACTTAATGTAGAATATACAGCACAAACTAAGAATATTCTATGGAATAATTTTATATGTTGCTTAAAACGAATTACAACATCAGCATCAGGAGTTAATGTAGAGCAATAAATTATATAGAAATTAAGAAAATATTTAATTTAAAAATAAAAGAAAATTAAATTAAATATTTATATATAATATATATAAAAAAATGGCGAATATAACAGGTATTCAGTATTTTGATATTACACCCAGTAATAAGAAAGAAGTTTATTCATTTAGACAAGGCGGTGGGAGTATTAAGTTTCGGTTTGAGGCAAACCCCTCATTACTTTTAGATACATCTACATTAAGGTTAAATTATCGTATGCGTATTGTATCTGGTTCTACACCATTTAATACAGACCCTACTGCCGATGGCGAAGGACGACCTAATAATGGTAATGAATTAATTGATATTGGTGATGAACAAAGTTCAGCGTCAAATGTAGAAAGTGAAATATTATATAATTGCCGTGTAGGAGGAGCAAGTGTTGTAGAAAGTATTACTTTAACAAATCTTAATAATTCTGTTATGGAACAGGTTAGAAATTATCCACGCAAAGAAGCATCAGTATTACCTCTTACACGAGGTATGGACGATTACACATCATATATGAATTATACTAATGGTGCTACTGGTAAAAATATGGGTTCTCAATATTTTGCTAATGCTGATATTTTTTGTTCTATGCCTTTAAGAACTGGTCTTTTACAAACAGGAGCAGAATTACCATTAGGAAATGTTGGAGGATTGATTATGGAAATCCGTTTAAATAGCGACCAGAATGTATTATTTGGTGATGAAGCAGGAGATAATGGAGGTGCTTATTATATGCTTTACGACCTCTCACTCACAGGACGATACAAAGTAGCAGATAAACCCCTTGCCCCACAAAAAGTCCCACTTGTTTATTCAGCATATCAATCACTTAATAGTCTTTTACAAACTAACGATGAAACAACTAACTTTAATCTTGCTGAAAGTAATGCCCTTACAATTTGGAACAATATTATCAATTCATCACATTTAAATAATTATGCTAAAGATAGTTATGCTACGCCACCTATTCTTAACGAAGCACCCGGAAGCACTCGTAAAGAGTTTATAGAAGATTTAACCTTTAATCGTGCTGGTTCTAAATATCCATTAGAATACCAGATAGAAGAACGAGGTATAGTAGAACAACTTGTATATCAAGGACAAAATATAGATTATATGCCTATTGATACATTACGATTACGCAGTTGGTTAGATGCTGTAATTCCATTTTCACGAGTAAGACATTCACTTGTATGTTTAGCAAGTGAAAATGCTGGTATAGCGGAAGATGTTAAACAAACCTCCTTTGTTAGACTTGGCGACCAACGACAAAATCTTAATACTGCCCCAGCAGTTTTAGCAGGTAAAAAAGAAGCACAAGGTCAAGGTATATATGGTTTTGGTGTTCGTGTAGATAGAACTAATAGTAATCGTGGTATGAGTTATGATAATGCTTCATATGCTCAAAGAGTTAAGAGTAAATTATCACAACAACAAAATGAAATGGTTTATTCATTTGTTTTAGGAACACATGAACTTGTAGCATCACCAGCAGGAGTAATTATAAATTAAAGAAAATATATAGAAAATTAATAATTAATATTATTTTATTTAAAAATAAAATAAATAATAAAATAATATTGTATAATAATATATATAAAAAATGGCGGATATTCTTTCAGTAAAACCTACGAATACACCACAGGACATTAGAATAGAAACAACTATTTTAGAACCACAAAACATTAGTGATACACACGCAACCTTTTTATTTAATAATACAGGTATTTTAGATAAAAATACACGCATCGTAATCCCTGTAAAATGTCCTAACACATCAATTTTAAGTGAAAATCAATTTTACTTATCAGCAGGAGCATTTGGATTAATTAGAACTGCTACATTAAAATATCAGGGGAATGATATAGCACAAACAGATGAAGTTGGTTTATATAATAGTATGAAACGAATGTTTAGACCACAGAACTTTCGTAATAAAGTAGAAGCAGTAAAAGTTGGTTCTTCATTTGCTTTTAGAAATGATACAGATAAACAATATCAAAAAGATATAGTTCCTAATAATTTTGCTGATGTAGATACAGGTAAAGTAGCACTTATGAACTCAAAATATTTTCGTGGCGACGATGTTTATCATATGGTAAATGGTGATGGTGAGGGTGGTATTGCGTATGCTGGTTTAAATGTAAATCCTCGTTATGCTATACAGAATAATACAGCAAATACATTCCACGCAATTTTTTCACTTGAGGATTTATTCCCAGAGTTTTTAGGTAATGTTATGTTGCCTTTATATCTTTTAGATAATCAATTAAGTTTAGAAATTGCCTTTTCATCACAAGCAGACCGCAGACAAAATGTAAATCCAGTTGGTATTGGAGGTAATCAAAGTATTTCTATTGATACTGAGAATGTAAATATGGTAATGGATTTAATTTATTATAATGAAAAAGTTATGAGTTCCTTAGAAGCACGAAGTAGAGGACAGGGAATACCTATGGTTTATGGTGATTTAATCAACATTCGTCAAACATTACAAAACAATCCTGCTGATGTCCCAGCACCAGTAGCAGGTGAATTATCCGCACATAAAAAATCATTTAGTATTGATATTGGTTTAGATAATCTTGTAGTAAGAAGTATGCTGATGGCGTTAGAAAATCCCACCCCAGATACTATTGGTAATAGATTTTGTGGTAAATACTCCTCAAATGCTCCTCGTGTAAATCGTAAAGGTGATATGGAATTACAATTAACAATTAATAATGTCCCATTATATCCTAATCCAGTAGATATGAATAATAAACTTTATGACCAGACACAGCAAGTTTTTGCTGGAACACCCCTACAAGTTCCACGCCCACTATGGGATTATAATGGTAGTGTTTTTGATGAATATGCTATTACTCAATTAAATGCTTTGACCACACCACCTAGTCCAGTCCCCTCTGTTGGAGCAATGTGGAGAAGTGAAATAGAACCAGGATTACGCAGTAATTCATATTTAAATTGGATAAGGGACGTAGGTTTATATTCAGGTTCTAATACTGCTGGTAGTTTCTTAGGTAATCAATATTATTTAGGTGTAAATCTTGCTAAAACATATGATAATGTCCGTAATGCTGGTGTTAGAATTGGTAATACACCTATTCGTCTTGCTCTTAATTACACCTTTGTTAAAGCAACTGACGCTGTTTTAGGTAATAATTTTTCTGCTGGAAATCGTAATCTATCTGTATTCTGTAATGTAGAACGCAGTATGATGATTAAAAATGGAGGTATTATGGTTAGTGAAAATTAAGAAAATAATTATAAACATATAATAAATATATAAATATATATTATATGGTTAGATACAAGTTTAGTAAAGGAACAGGTTTTAAAAAATATAAAGTAGAGGTATTTGTTGGTGGTAAAAAAATAAAAACAACTCAATTTGGGGATAATAGGTATAGTCAGTATAAGGATAAAACACCTTTAAAATTATATAGTAAAAAAGACCATCTTGATAAGAAAAGGAGAAAAAGGTATTATGATAGACACGGAAAAGATGCTGTAAAATATAGTGCTAAATATTTTAGTCATAAGTATTTATGGTAAAATAAAAAGGGTGCGTATGCGGAAAAAAAGTAATTTATATATAGAATACTACTTATTTTCTGGGTATGCCCCCTTTTAAATAATTTATATTATTTTATTATCTCATTATATATATAATAATGAATGCGACTGAAACGATTATTTTAGAGTGTAATAATGCTACAAGTATTAAAGCAAAAACATTAGGGGGATTATCAAGTTTTACGAAATTAGATAAATCTACATGGACTAATAATTTTGAGAGTATAGAAATAAAAAGAGGTGATGCTTTAACGATGGAATATGCTATTATAAATCAATTAGGAGGTAGTAGTGATGCTATTGAGTTTTCACCACCCACAGAACAAGTCCCTAATAAAGATTATAATGGTAATTCAGTTATTTTTGAGATTGAGTTTTATGTTAATCATAATGGTATAAACTCAGTTGGACTACCCTTTGGTGCTACTGATAATTTAACTACACCTATGACAACACAAACAACAAATCAATTTAATTTAAATAGACCCACTTATCCTACTGGTTTTACCCCCAGCAGTGCTAATATAGCGACACTAAGGTCAAGTAATAGATTATTAATGACTGATTGTAAAAAATATACATTATTACACCCTCGTTTTGATATTATATTTGGAACACCTGCGGAGTTTTTAAGAACTGATAAAAGATATATTCAGTATCAACAAGAAAAAAACTTTATTAGTCCAGATAATCTTGCTAATGAATTAACTATTAAGTTTCATGAAACTAATACAAATCCCCCTAAACTTCACGCAAGTCAATTAATAACAGGAGATACACAAGAACAAGTAAAAGCAGATGAAGCGTTAGGTATAATAAAACCTTGTTCTTTTATTAGTGCTAATGCTTCACCAAATAATAAACCTTTACAATTAGGAGCATTTTATACATTAAATAAAAATACATACATATCAAGATATTGTAATTTACAAAATACTATTGTAAATCCTGATGGTTCATTTAATCAATTTGATAGCACAATTTGCGACCAGATGGCGGTATTAAATCCTTACAAGTGGATTAATGGAATACATTTTAATAATTGTGCTACTTATGATTTAACAGGTGATACTGATTATAACCTTACAGCAGTAGCACAGGTATATCCACGCATAATAGCAAGATATTCTATGAATGTAGCACCATTTTCTACAAACTTATTACCTTTTGAGGGACTACTAGCATCACCTACAAGAACAGTTTTAGAAGAAAATATGGGTATATTTACTAATATAACAGCAACAACAGATAATATTGATAATATTAAATTATACTTTGATAGTATATGTAAATATTATGGTGCTGATTTAGATGAAAAAGAAGCAATAAAAGATAAAGATAATTGGAGTTGTATTTTAGATATTGGACGAACAGACCAGTCCGTTAGTGATAATGGAACTGAAATTGGAACACAACCTCCCAGTGCTGTATGGGGATTAACTGGGACATTTGTATGTCCTACAACATCAAAAAAAGCAAATAACGAAGATTTAGACCCTACTATAAGAGATGGAGAAAACTTTTATGATGGTAGTTTAGGTGTTAAACCTTTTTTTAAAGATATAGTAAATGAGTTTGATGATTATGTAGAAGAAATTACTTCTACTGGTGCTGGAACATTATTTTTTGTAGATGATACACATATACAATTTAATAAAGATGTAATACAAGGTAGTGATACTGTTTATCAATACGCTAAAACGAATAATGTAGGAGCATATCCTTATAAATATATAGACCATACAGGAACAGCGACCATTTGTTTATGTTTTTTAGTTAGTAAGACTGCTGTTAATCATTTACCAGTCCATTTATCAATTGGTAATTATATTGGATTTAGTCCATCTTTTTTTGATAATTCAGCAGTATTAATGATTAATAAAGATATATCAACACCATCATCACCAAATATCCCTGCTGAAAATCCTTATCTAAATGTAGGAGCAAGTGATATAAATGTTTCTTATTCACCTGCTTTAAGTGCTTTTGGTTTTGGTTCTTTACATACTCAACGCAGAAAAGGGTGGAAAGATACTACAAGCGTCCTGAAAGACTTTGGTTCTCCTATTGTAGTAATTAACGAAATAATAGGTAGTAGTAATAATATAAATGCTTTAAATGGTAGGGCGACATCTCGTTTAAATCGTGATGGTAATGCTGGAAGACAATTTGAGTTTCAGGACCAGAGTAAGGATATTAATATTGGTTATAGTGATAGTATTGCTGGAATATGGATAAAAGATATTTATTTTGGAAAAACTGGATTTAATCCTAATCAATATACAAGTGAGTTTTTATTAAGAAATCCAGATTTTTTAAATAAAATTGCTGTTAAATCAAGTGAAGATAATTGGTATGGAAGTTTATTATGGAAGATGGGTGCTGAATATATTGATTTTTTTTCTCAATTTACTAACTTATCAAGAGGTTTAAGATTTAATAATAATTTCTGGCGTAATAATTCTACCATAAGAAGTGTAGCACCACTTACTACTAATAGTGATATTGATTGTGCTTCTGCTCCTTTTATAAATATTGGAGGTCTAGGACAAACATTAGCAGAACAAGGATTACCTAATTTTGGTCTTGGATATGATAATAATTCACCCCTACTACTAACAGGTATTACGAGTGCTGAGATGCTTTTTACAGGTGAAATTAAAAGAAGTGAAACAGGATTTTATCGTGTATATACAGATTTTTGTAATCCTACTTATTTAGATGGTGATGGAGGACAATTAAATGTAATTGCCCTTGCTTTAAAAAGTTATAATAGTAATGATTTCTTTTATTCTTACTCACCGAGTTATACTATGATTGCTGATAGGGATTATGTTTTATCAAGTATTACAACATCTATAAGAAATAGCGACGGACAACTTGCTAATGTTGGAGATAGATGTGTTATTGTATATAAGATTACAAAACCGAAATTAATATTACAACCATCAGCAGAAACAAAACAAAGTGAAGAAGGTGATTTAGAAGAAATTGTAGATGAATTAAAGGAACTTAATACTACTACTGCCATGAATAATATTTTATTAAAAGGAGGAAGCGGTCAAAGTAGTGGTGGTGGTGGTGGAAGAAGTAGTGGAGGTCTTGGAAAAGATAGATTAAGACAAAGTGAAATAAAGGTAATTAATCGTAATAGAGGTGCTGGTGGTGGTGCTATTGTTAATATTGGTGGTGATGATGTAGAATTACCATCAAGTAGTAGTTTTGTAGGAGTAGGTAGGAGAACTGATGACGATACTTATAGCACAAGAACCGAACTGGGTATAGATGCTCAGCGAAATAGGATAATTGATGAAGAACCAGCAACAAAAGAAGCAGAAGAAATAGCAACAAAACAAGAAGAAGACGAAACATTTGTAGGAGCGGATATGGATTTTAGAAATCTTAGAGAAATATTAACAAGACAATTAGTAGTAAATGTATTAAATAGAGTGCCTACTGCTGATTTAATTGATAGGAGTGGTAATTTTGATTATAGACAATATATTACAATAGTAGGTGAAGTAATACCAGACCTTTATACAAGATTTTCTACAATATTTAATAGAACAATAGCAGATTTACGAGAAAAAAGGGATAGAAGAACCTTAGTAAGAGTAGCACAACAATTATCAGGAGTAGTAGATGGGGTAGAGGTTAATCCAGCAGGAAGAAGTTTTTTATCTGTCCCACCAGCAGGTAGAAACACAGCAGGACAGGTAGGTGAGTTAGATGCTGAAATAGCACCAGAAGCATTAGAAGTATTAATGAGTGATTTAAGAACTAACGCATCAGTAGGAGATATACAGCAAGTTTTAGAAGATTTTGTAGGAACTGATAATTTATTTGTTAATTATCAAGGACAACCTATACAGATGATTGATAATTTACCAGATAGAGTAGATACAAAAGAAGAAAGAGAAGAAAGATTAGGAAGTTTAAGAGGAAGATATTTACCTAATAGAATATCTACAATAATACAGGAAGCAAGAGAAAATAGTGATGGAACAGCAGAAGGGGGTATAGAATGGATAAATCAACAATTAAGAAATATAGCAGAAAATCCCAGACCTACAAGTAGAGAAGAAAGAATACAACAAGAAAGATATTTAACTTTACTTGGTGATAGTAGGTATTTTTTAATAACTGGTAATAGACAACCACGACCATTAACAAGGTCTAATATTGAGGATTTACACGATAGAAGAGTAAGACAAAGAAGAGCGGAAGATGCGAGTTTTAGTAGTATTCAGGGAGGATTTGTTAGACCAGAAGAACCAGAACATTTACCTGCTTTTGATATAATGTATGACCCCATAGCGTATGATGCTTCACCATATATGCCTACATTTGCGAGAGCAAGAGCAACAAGGCAATTAGAGGAGGTTGTTAATCAACAACCAGAACCACCACAAACAGATACACAAACATTTAAGGAGGAAAGACCCCCAGAATAAAAAAGGTGCGGAGGCGGAAAAAAAGTAATTTGCTTATAGGATACTACTTTTTTCTCGTGTATGCCCCCTTTTAATTTAAATAAATATATATAAATATCTTGTATATATATATATGTCTATTCAGGATTTAGATAAAACGGATTTAAAGAAAGTGTTAAATCACTATAATAAATCTTTAAAAAAAGAAACATTAAAATTAACTGGAAGTAAAAAAGTATTATTAGAAAGAGTATTAAAAGAGTTTAAACATAATATAAGTAAAGATAAAAAAACAATTTTATTCATTCATAAAAAGAAAAAATCATTACCTACTTATACCCTTAATTTAAAAGGAACTGAAAAAAGAAAAGAGGAGGATAAAGAAGACAAAAGGGTATTAGACACAAAACGAAAAAAGATGCTGGAAAGGAAGGAAGCAAAAGTAAAAAAAGAAGCAGAAAAGTTAAAGAAAATAAAACAAGAAGAAAGACTAAAAGTTTTAAAAGCATTATCCGCACTTAAAAAAATAAAACGAAAAACAAAAGATAAAAAGAAACTTGCTGTAATTAAAAAAAAAGAAAAATCATTAGAGGAACAAATAAAGGATACAGAAGCAAAAAAAAGAAAATCACAGAAAGTAAATGTAGATATGAATATGAATACTAAAAAGAAAGAACCTAAAAAGAAAGAACCTAAAAAGAAAGAACCTAAAAAACTTAATGAATATCAAATAAAACAAAATAAGATAAAGGATAAAATAAAAAAAATACAAAAAGGAGTAAGTGAAGAACTTATTAAAAAATATAATAAATTATCACCATTTACTAATGTTTCTTTAAATAAGACAGAAGGACAAAAGATTTTTGATTTTCTTATGAATGATGGTAAAAAAGTTTTAGAAAAAGGTAAAAGTAAAGATTTAATGTTTATAAAATATATAGTAAGACAATATTTATCAGCACACGGATATCAAAGCGTAAGACACGGAAGAAAAGACCCTCCTTGGGGGTTAAATAATGATGATAAATTAATAGATTTAGAAAAAGAGATTAGACAAGTAGTTAAATCAAAATAATTATATATGTATATATTATAATGACTGATATGATAGATATTAATTTAGAAAATGATTATGGATTTTGTGAATATATTGATGAAGAGGATATGGAATTATTAGAATACTATTGTTATAATTATGATACTGATGAATTAGATGAAATGATTTCTTGGTTAAATAAATTAGGATATAATAAGGAGCATATCAAAGATATATTTAATATTGAGGAGTTATTTGTTGCTTTTTATGATAATTATATGAAAAGTATAGAATAAAGGAGGTTTTAGGAGGTTATATGCCTCCTACAAGCACATAACAAGGAGGATATGAGCATATTATAATTATAATATGCTTTAATGTAGGTGGTTTTATGCTTAAATGGAGTAGTTATGTGCTTAACTTCACCTTAATTGTTCCTGAACCCTTCTTTTTCTTTATTTTATCCTTTATCTTCTCTATTTTTTCTTCTTGTGTAATATTTTTTCTTCTACCTCTCTCAATAATTCTTTTTGATTTAACTTTTTTTCCTTTAAAAGGTTTATTAGAACCTATAACAAAATTAATACCATTCTTTTGAGATTTGGTAATATAATATTTATAGTCTGGTTCTCTAATTCTATACCTTAATAATATACCAGATTTATCAACTCTTTTTATTGGGGTCATCTTCTCTTTCTTTAACCACGCTCTCGCTTTTTTTGTAGTCCAACCCTGAGGTGTCTTAAATAATACTGCCTGTGTTTCGCTCATGTTCTATATATATATATTAGAGATAATTTTTTTCTTTTTCTTTTTGTCTTGACTTTCTTTCTGCTTTTTTCTGGTCTATTAAACCTAACTGATGTTTTAACAATTCATACATAGTAATAGTATCTCTCATTTCTTTTGGTTGTTTATTAAAGCACCCTATTCCACAGAAACGAGCAGACTTTACCCACCTACTTTTTACTTGACTAAACTTATCCACAGGACTATATATATATTCCTTACCACAATCCATACACTTACTATTTAAAGTATCGTCCATTTATATAATATATATAGATATTTTTTTTGTATAGTTATTAAAATTATTTTCTTTGGTTATATTATATAATGGAGCAAATAACTAAAATGATAAAAAAGGATAGACCTAATATTAGAGAAATTACTTTAAAAAATTATGGTAGATATTTACAAACTATAATGAAAGGTGTAGATAGTAAAGATATTAATATAGTTAAGAAGTTTAATAAAATAAAAACATATTTAGAAACTAAAAAAATGTCTGTAAGAAAAGCATTAACAGCATCTATATTAGTTTATTTAAGAGCAGAAGATAAAGATAAAAATGAAGATATAATAAATAAGTATAGAATATATCTACTTGATTTGAATAAAGTATATCAAAAAGATAAAAGTGATAGAGAAAAGAATGATAAAGAAAATAATAACTGGGCAACATTAGAAGAATTACATAAAGTTAGAGCAAAATTACATAAAAAAATTATAGAAGAAAATATACATCAAGAAGATAATTTAAGTAATAAAGAAAAAGATTTATTACAACAATATTTAGTAGCAAGTTTATATACCCTGCTACCGCCCAGACGAAATATTTATAGTAGTGTAGAAATTATACCTCTACAACAATATAATAAATTAAAAGGTGATGATAGAAAAAAGAATTATTTAGTTTATAATAAACCTAAAACAAAAATATTTTTTCACTTTGGTAAGCAGAAAAGCAGGAACTTTAAAGAACAAAAAATAGACGCTACTAAGGAACTTAAAAAAGTTTTAAGGTTATATCTTAAACACCATAATGGAAAATATTTATTAAATAATAAAAAAGGAGAAAGAATGACTGAGAATGGATTAACAAAATATCTCAATAAAGTATTTAAAATAGGAGGAAAGAAAATATCAAGTAGTATGATTAGGAAAATATTTGCTACTGAGGTTGTGGGAAAAGCACACGAACTTATAGAAGATACTGCGGAAAAGATGGGTCATAGTGTTGCTACTCAAAAAAGTAATTATGTAAAAAAATAAATATAGATTATATATAATGATTATGTGTGGATTAGAAATACCCCTTGCTATTTTAGCGTGTATAACAACTATATGTGGAACAATTACAGCGATTAGTGAAGCATTACCTTTTATAAAAAAATATTCTGGAAATGGAATTATACATGGAATATATCATATCATAAACCCTTCTAAATGTAATGGTGAAAATGAATAAAAAAATATATATTATAATATTATGGTTAAGATTATAATATATGATGATAAAACAGCACCTTTATATCAACTCTTAAATAATAATAATATGGTGGATTTATTTAAAACAATACAATCATATAGAGAACCTTTTAAATTACCGAAATTATCATATTTAAAACAATTAAAACATATACAGGAAGTTGCTTTTTTTAATAATGAAACTATTTTAAATGTAATTAAAAAGAAAGATATGTGGTGGATTTTTTATTATAATGATTGTAAAATATTATCTTTGTTGTAAATATAGAAGATGTGGTGGTTTTGGAAAATATTAGGATACAAAGATGAAGAAAAAGAAATGATTAAACAATATCATTTAGAAAAAGCACGAAAACATTTTGAGGAGGGACAAGGAGATAAGGTGGTGAAAGAACTATCACAGAAACAAAAAGACCAGCAAAAAGGGTGGGCGAAATCCTATGCTGATGCTGTAAAAAAAAAGGGTGCGGAAGCGGAAAAAAAGTAAATGCCCTTATAGATATTGCTAATTATGTGCCTATGCCCCCTTTTACTTATATCAAATATTTTCGTTTAATTCATAAAATTATTATGTTATATAATGATATAGGAAACAAAATGGTATTTACATTAGACGAAATGAAATTACTACAAGCAATAAATCAAAAATCACCTCACGAATATACAGATGAAGAAAAAGTAATAGTTAGGAATATTTGCGAGAAAAATAAAGTAAATAAAGTGAAACAATCACAATATTTTAGAAAATATCTTAAAACAGATAAAGGAAAAATAGCACATAGAAAAGCAAGTAAAAAATATTATAATAAAATAAAAACACAAAGAGAAGCAGGAAAACAAGCAGAAATACAAAAAAATAAAGATTTATTTAGTAAATATATTAAGGTAAATGTGGGCGGTGATACTGAATAAAAAATATATAGAATATATAGAAAATGACTTTTTTATATATTTTAAGAAATGCGGTTATATGTAAAATAAATAATATATGTTATAGATATATAAGAAAATGGCGAATGACGATAAAAAGATAAAATGTGTATTTTGTAATAAATCTGTTAGGAAATATAAGAAATGGAAAGACTGGAAAAACAGAAATAGTCATTATAAATGTTATAAAGAAGATAGAGAGTGGGGACATTTAAGAAGATATAGATATTGGAATGATAGACCTGAAAATAAAATTATAGAACAAATCTAAAAATAAAATCTCACTATATATTACTGAAATATATAAATATAAAATATATAGATTAGGTCATAAAAAGAGTATTGCTCTGGTAGGCATTCTTTTGATTATTTTTAATCCTCCTCCCATTTAGGAATAAAATTAATATTACATATACAAATCTTTTTTATTTTTTGTAGAAAAAAATAAAAAATATATAGAAAATTACTTTTACAGAAAATTACTTTTTACAAAAAATAAACAAAAAATAAACAAAAAATATATAGAAAATTACTTTTTTATATAATTTTTATAATTTAGGATACTTATGTGTGTAGTGCGTTTAAATCTCAAAATAAAAATCTGTTATAGATATATAACACAAATGAGTGCCTACCAGCAGACGATAAAAAAGATGAAGATTAATTATCTCAATACTAATATAATGAAGTCCTTTATAAAAAGTAATCCTATGAATACCAGATATGGGAAAACCGAACCATTTAAGATTACTGGATATAAGAAAATGTATTGGATACATTTTGGAAAAGAATTACGGGAAAACCTCCCAGAAAATCTTACAATATTACACGCACATACTAAAAAACACGGACGATTATATACTATTGTAGAAAAGGATAAAGTATTAGATTTAGTAAAAACAAAAAAAAATAATAACATATATGAGAACATCAATCCTCATAGAAAGTTTAAAATATATTTTGATTTTGACTTAGAAATGAACCAGAAAGAAAGACCCACACCAGAACAAGAAAAAGAAAGAATTGATATTGTATTAAGTAAAATTAAAGAAACATTAAAGACTAACAATCTTGCTATTGATAGAACAGAACCACGCAAAAAAAACCAGAACGCTTGGAAATTATCATATCATATTATTGTTAAAGATTTATATTTTAATAATTTACAAGAATTATTAGATAGTGGTTTTAAAGAATGGATTACTAATTATATGAGTGATTATGGTATAGATAATATATATACATCTTATAGGTGGTTAAAATATCCATATCAATCTAAACCAGCACAACCACAACAATTACCAGTAGGAGAACCAGATGATATTAGACATCATACAGCAACACATTTTACTGGAAATGAGAAACATATTGATATATCCTTGTTTAAAGAGTTTAAAAAAGATGGTGATAATATTGATGTTAAAAAAATGAAAAAACGAATGAATTGTAAAAATAAAACTAATTCATTACATAAAAAAGAATATGTATTACCAGATACTTTTGACTTAAAATATGCTACTACAAATGAAATATTATTTTTAATACAACCACAAAAATATACAAAAAGAACTATGAAAATGATATTAGAATGGTATATAAAAGAAAAAGGTTCTTTTAAAACTTGGTGGAACTGGAACAAACAAGGAGGAATGTGGGGGTTTAATAGTGTAAATGAATGGGAAGATGACGAACAAGTATTTTATAAAGAATGGAAAGAGTATGCTATTGCTATTAAAAAACAAGATAATTCTTGGATTAAAAGAGGAGGTTTTATAAAAGCATTAATAGAAAGAATATATAATACTGAAATTAAAAGTAAATCGGTAGATGATTTTTTTAATACATTTATAAAAACTGGTGATATTAAAGTAGGTGAAGAAAATGAAAAAGGTTATTTATCTTTTAATGAATTAAAGAAAGCAAGTGATAAACAAAAATATACTTTGTTTAATATCTCTATGGGAGGAGGTAAAACTTATGCTACTATGAATTATATTAATGAGGAACAACCTAAAAGAATATTATGGATTACAAACAGAATTACACTTGGTAGAAGTATATATGGAGAAATTAATAAAATGGTTTATGAAGAAAATGATGGTAGTGAAACACACCATACATATAAAGGAGAACCATTTAGATTTTATAAAGATGTTAGAGGAGAATTAAATGAAAGATTTGACGAGATGAATAATGAAAACAGAAGAGAAACATTAAAAGATATAAATAGATTGATTATTGAGGTTGAGAGTATGAAACATTTAACAAATGCCGAACAATATGATTTAATTGTAGCAGATGAAATTGAGAGTTTATTTTTACCTTTTATGAGTGATGATACACACGGAACATCATACGATAAAAACTGGAACTCTTTTTGTAATACGATGAAATATGCTAAAAAAGTATTTTTAATGGACGCATATTTATCAACAAGAACAACTGGATTTATAAGAGATAATGACCCAGATGAGGAACAAGTTATTATATACAATAAAAGAAGTTTAAATAAAACTTACAAACATTACAAACATTTTAAAACTATGATTAAAAATATTATTAATGATTTAAAAGAAGGTAAAAGAATATATTTATTTTATCCATACAAAACTGGTAAAGGTAGTTTATTAAAAATGAGTATAGAGCAACTTTGTGCTGTAATTGTAAAAGATTTACCTGAATTAAAATATCTCGTATATCATGGAGATATAAATGATGAAGAAAAGAAAAAATTAGGAGATGTAAATGAATTATGGAGTGATAAACAATTAATTATTACAAACAGCACTATTAGTGTAGGTGTATCTTATAATAATAAAGATAAATTATTTGATAAAATATATTTAACTTATGCTGAGTTTTTATATCCTCGTGATATAATACAATCAAGTTTTAGAGTAAGAAGCACAACTGATAATGAAATAGGATATTGTGAATTAAAATCATTAGGAGATATTACTGGTGAAGTAAAATGTAAGCAAGAGGGTTTGAGGAGCATTTATATTATGGGTCAAGATAAAACACTATCTAACCTTATGAAAAATATGAGTTTAGAATATTCAGCAAAAGGTAATGAATGTATGAGAAGATTTATGGAAGAAACTGGATATGAAAAAACTTTTATTAATAATGAAGGTGTAAATAAAAATGAATGGAAAAAAATTAGAACTTTAACAGAAGGAGTAAAAGATTTGTGGGACTGGGATAATATTTTTTATGAAGATACAAAAAAACATACTAAAAATATAGTAGATTATAAAGAAAAAAGAGATAATCAAACAGCAACAAGTCAAGAGAAAATGGAGATTGAGAAATACGAAGTAATGAGATTTTTAAATCCAGAACTATGTGGTGAAGATATGGATATAATCGGTGAAGAGATTTATAAACAACATTTTAAACAATTTAATTTAGTTAATAGATATTTACAAGGTAAAGATTATGAAGTATTAGAATTAGTTTTAGACAGAGTATATACTAATGATAATAATAAAATAGAAGATTTTGTAAATCAAGATTTTTACCTTAAACTAAAAAATACAAAAAAATGGAAGAAAGAAGATAGAGAAACAATATTTAAATATATACAATTAGATAAACGATATATGAAAAAATATAGTAATCAAAAATTACAACAAAAAATTATTAATAGTTTCGGTATTACACCAGATAATACTGGTAAAGAAAAAATTAAAGAAGTAATGAATGATGAACTTTTATCACAAACAGAAAAAACTATGAGAATAGATTGTATTAAAAAATCTCAAAAAAATAATAATACTTTATCATCTATGGGATTAGGTAAAATAATAAATATATTTAATACTTATGGTAGAAGAAATCATAGTATATATGAAGTAGAAGAACCAGATGAATTAGACTTTTTAACTGATGATGATGAATTAGATTTAGATGAAGATGATGATGAAATCCATGAACCAGTTATAATAAATAAACCAAAAAAAACAGAACAAGAAATAGAAGATTTTTTACATAATCTTAAAAAGAAAAATCTACCTTTTCAGGAGTATTATAGATTAAAGAAAGAGTTTATTAATTAATTAAATAGATAAGTATATATTAAATAATAATTAAATATATAATTATAAAACTAAAAAGGGGCATACACGGAAAAAAAGTAGTAGTCTATAGTCAAATTACTTTTTTTTCGCATACGCACCTTTTTTCTATTGTATAGTCTATAACAGAATTATTTACAACCACAACCCCCTTTTGACTTCTTCTTTTTACCTTTACTTTTAGAACTTTTCTTATACCCAACAAAAACTTTTTCAGGACTATAATTTGATTTTTTAGTTTTTACCTTTTGACCTTCACAAATATCATTAACACAAGAAGAAACTTTATTTTTATTATACTTCATTTATATAAATTATATATAGATATTTATTTTCTTATTATATATTATAAAATAATGAGGACGAAAGTAATTAGTAAAATTATAGCAAGTAGCGGAGGAAATGTTAATTTCCCATCATCACCTTTAAGATTTGATGTAGTATTATCACCGCCAATGGTAT